GAGGCACTAATAAGCCTAACCGCATGGTTCCCCGTCAACATATTGAAGAGCTGCCCTCCGGGTCCGCCATTGTCGGAGCTGCTAAGGATTATGACGACGGATCACGCCCAGATCCAAAGAACCGTATGATGAGCCAGGAGGAGCTTTCTAAGCGTATTAATCAGTCCATTGAAAACGTGAATAAAGACAACGAGGCCGGGATCGCAAAGTTTACTGACCCTTACGCCCAGGACAGCACCACCATGAACCTTGGTGTTTATAAACGCCTGGAGAGCTTGGAAGGCAGCCGTGACACCCTGTTTGGCCGGGTCACAGACCTGCAGGACCGTTTATATGCTTTGGAGAACAGCAGGGACACCATATACGCTATGCTTAACGCTCATAAAGACCTTGCGAGTAAACTCCGCAAAGAGCTGAATGGCATCCTTGTAACATTACGTCAAGATTGAAGGAAATATCATGTCACATTTACTGAGATTTGTTCGCTATTCAGGTGGTAGGAAGATCCTCCAATCACGCTGCTTTTTAGGTGCTCACGGTCGCGAGTATACAGACTGGGATGATGTTGAGCTGGTGAGAGCTTCAGATGTCGGCCTGGAAAAGGACCCTCTGCGGGGTTTGCTTACGCCAGAGGAGCAGGAAGTCATTCAGACCACCGTGTCACTTCCTGACGATCTGCTCATGAGTGACCCTATGAAGGTTTACCCTCCCTTGGCCAAGGACCCAACCGTCGAAGATGCTCTGAGAGAGGCCAACGACGCCCGCAAGGAGCACATAAAGCTTCTCAAGACCCAGGTCCAGTTCCTGCAGGATGAGCTTACTAAATCCAATGATGAGCTGCAGACCGCCAGGGCGAAACATTCCATTGAAGCCGTCGATTTACTTAATCAAAGTTAGGAGGCCGAACATGTCTAAATTTACCGATTATATCCTTATTTTCATAGCTGTTTCTGTTATAGCTTTCCTCGTTCTGTTAACCATTACCGGACCCTCCCTGAAGCTTTTGACCGATGCTGCCGAGGTCACGACAAGTGACCAGTCCGCTGAGCTGATTGTACCTACGATGAATTACTCAGGCATGGTGTTTCCTATGCGCGTCACAGTCCACCCCACCCAGGATAGCTTGCACTTGGCCTATGAAGCATATTACGAGGTTAAGATTGACAGATCATTGCCCGGCTTTATAGCTGGCTGGTTTGCGATAGTTGAAGGGGTTTGCGAGGTTCACGTCCTTCCGCTAAAGTTCGTCAAAGGCGACCCTTATATGCACACTTGGGGCCATGAGCTTGCACACTGCATTTACGGCAAATATCACAAAGGATAAGCGTCATGACCACAGTTGCTTATAAGAACGGAGAGTTGGCCGCAGACACTCAAGTCGTGTCTGGAGGGGCCATGCAGGTAGGGGAGGTTAACAAGCTCGCCATGTCGTCCTGTGGTCAGTATATGGGGGGAGCCTGCGGAGAGCTGATTAATGTGTCCATGTTCCTTAAGTGGGTCACAAACGGAGCAGATAGACGATCTTGGCCGAAGCTTACCGACGATTTCAAAGGTTTGCTGGTGCACAAGGATGGCTCTGTAAGGATAGCCTCATACAAAGGTTTATCCAGGCCTGTAAATGCTTCTCACTTCACTATAGGCTCTGGCGAAGAAGTAGCCGGAGGAGCCTTTGTAGTGGGGGCCACAGCGAAGGAAGCCGTGCAAGCGGCCATAGCCGTTGACCTATACACTGGCGGCTCTGTGGACCTGCTTACCTTCAAAGATTGACTATTATCCCTGCATGTGAGATAAAGGTTAGGGGCTTCACATGTAGGATAAAGCTATTGTTCGACGACTTTGTAAGCGCCATCATCTCCCAGCTCGGAAATCAGGGCATAAGTGGTGTCTTGGTTATAGGACTGGCAGTAGCGATTTATTCTCTTTGGAAAGAGCTTCAGGCGGAGCGCAGACGGAGTGAAGATTTAGTAGACAAAATGCAAGAGCTTTCAAAGGATACCATGATCATGATTGAGAGGATAACCAACAGATGAACTGCGCTAAAACATTGCAGAAATACCACGCAGCGCTAAGTGCCTGCAAGACTGCAAATGATAAGGTCATAGAAGTGACCCGAAACTACGAAGCAAAACCTGAGCTAGGGGTTCGGGAAAAAAAGAAAGAAAAGGTTCACACCTAAAATCCGTCACTGGATAAACTGCCCCGGTTGTAAAATGCCGGGGCTTCTTTTTGCTTGACAGCTATCGTAACTGAGCTTACTCTCATCGTAAGTGAAAGGTATGCTATGACTATTATCCAAGACCCCATTTTTGCGAAGAGAGCGAGCGACCTTGTGGGTTTGCTTATAGACTGGGTAGATTATTGCTTCCAGCACGAAGAGCATAATGGCAAGGTGATCGGAAAAAGGTTCGCTAACCTTAAGGAGGAGAAGCAAGCCTATGATAAGCTTCAAGGCTTTGTCCTTCAGCCCCTGATAGCAAAATGTGCCTGGACACTATTCGACCTTAACGATCTGCGCGAGATAATCCCGCCGGGCTTTGAGACGACCTGGGAGCAAAGAAGGGATCTTCTGAAAGATCTAAAAACATGGAGTATAAAGGAGTTTGGTGAATATGTCATACCGTTCTAAATTAATTGAAGCCTGGGACATCAGTCCACAGCAGGCAATCGTCATCGGACGCCTTCTGGCCAACCCCAGCAAGTATCAATCCACAGCCGTGCTTTGCAAGCTCCTGTACGGCAAAGCAATCACCCCTGCGCCTGCCAAACTGAGAATGCTTGTGCAGCGCTGCCGGGACATCGTGCATGATGAGACTGACGGCAAGGCGGCTATTACCGGAAAGCGCAATAACGGCTGGAAGATCACTTTTAAACACTCTGTAACCATTAAGCGCTGTCTTGCCTAATGCGGGGAGGTATGGTAAGGTTTCCGCATGAGTGAAGAATTACCAGAGCTTTTTAAATTTCATAAGACGACCTCCGTGAACCCTTCCGGGGAGCTTATGATCAACGCTGGCCGCTACTCCAGAGGTGCGGTCATCGCTGCGTTTGAGATGATGGGAGGGATAGAGGCTTTCGCCCTATGGGCTGTGGAAAACCAGTCAGAATTTTATACCAAGATGTTTGGCAAAGTCATCGGTCGGGAGCTTGAGGTTAAATCCTCCGACGGGCTTGAGGACATGCTGACTATACTTGACGGCGAAGCAGACGAGATTGAGGAAGCGGAAATAGCTAAGGAAATGCCCCCTATGAAGACTATGTCCGAAACACAATACCGAATGGCTATGGCGGCTGAGAAGTATGCTCGTAACGAGCCAACCGATTAACTTTAAGAGGAGTAAAACATGTCTACTTTACGAATAATTAATTTTTCTTTGTTCAACGTCAAAGCTTTACCTTTGGTAGCGGCTACACCCTCAGCACGAATACCTCTACCTAACCTGGCTCTGCCGGACATTATGATAATTAACGAAGGCTCAGTGACAGTATTTGTAAACACCGGGGACAGTACAGTCACAGCAGACGCTACCAATATGCCTATTTTGGCCGGGGAAAAAGGTGTATATTCCCGAGGTCTTCGTGAGAAACCCATAACACATATCGCAGCTTTTGTGGTATCCGGTACTCAGGCAATTACAGTTATTCAAGGAAGCGGATCATAACATGGCTATCAGGTATATCTCAGGAGAGAGCCTTGTTCGACGTGCAACAGGTAACTTTAATGTACAAGACGTTGCTACGGTGACGACCCCAGTAGCTATACCCGGCACTGGGGTTTTTACGAAACTTACGAACGACGGGGCAGGTACTTTAACAACAGCCGCAAACGCTCCACAAGGAATGACCCCTTTGTGGATACCAGCTTCAAATCATTTTGATTTTGCACAACTTGTGGCAGGGGACCAGGTATTCATCCGTGCCAGTATATTAGTTGACATACTTTCTGTTAATACAGACATTGATTTGCAATTATTGGCTGGCATAGGGGAGTTCCCTTTTACCCTTGACTGGGATCAGCAGAGTTACAAATCCACAGGTGTATTTTCTGTATCAAAAACATCTTTCATTACAATGGATCAGCCCACTGCCTTGGAAGGCAAGGCAGAGTTCAAGATGAATGCAGACAAAGCCTGTAATGTGGAAGTTCAAGGCTGGAATTATATAGTCCACAGACGTCTCACATAAAGGAAAATAAGTGGTAGACGGACGTAAAAAAGAAAAACTTAAAATGATTAGGGCTTTACGCAAGAGCCTTAAGCTTTTTTCTGCCCGGTGTCTGAAGATCAAAACCAAAGACAAACAGATCATCCCTTTTGTGCTTAACACCGCTCAGAAGTATGTCGAGAAACGCCTGGACGAACAGCTTGCAAAGACTGGCAAAGTCCGCGCCCTGGTCCTTAAGGGAAGACAGCAAGGCATCTCGACATACGTCTCCGCCCGTTACTACCACAAGTCCTCTCTTTGGAAAGCCACCAACGTCTATATACTGACCCATGAGCAGAAAGCCTCTGACAGTCTGTTCGGTATGGTTGACCGCTATCATGCCCACAACCCCATCGCGCCTTCAATCAGTATCAATAACGCCAAGGAAATGATCTTCGATCTCCTGGACGGAAGCTATACCGTAGCCACAGCCGGGCAGAAAGCAGGGGGCCGCTCAAGGACCTCTACACTGTTCCACGGCTCCGAAGTGGCTTTCTGGACCAATGCGTCAGATCATTTTGCTTCGAGCGTCCAGACCGTGCCAGACTGCGAAGGATCGGAGATTATCCTTGAGAGCACCGCCAACGGGCCGCAAGGCGAGTTTTATGAGCGCTGGCAGGACGCAGAGTCTGGGGTAGGTGACTATATTGCTATCTTCGTCCCTTGGTACTGGCAGGAGGAGTATTACCGCGAGCCAGAGCCTGGTTTCGTGCTGGATGATACCCCCGTACAGGGCGAGTTATCAGAAGCAGAGTATGCCGAGATGTTTGACCTTAACCTGGGTCAGATGTGCTGGATGAGATACAAGAAGCTGGAGCTTAAAAAGGATGGACTGTTTGACCAGGAATACCCTGCCACAGCTCAGATGGCTTTCGTTAATTCACAAACAGACAGTTACCTCGAAGCTCTGCCAGTTCTCCGCGCCCGTAAGCGCAAAGACATAGTTGCTGCAGGACCACTGATTATGGGAGCAGATCCAGCCGGACCCGGAGGAGATCGTTTCAGCATAGCTGGCCGCAGAGGTCACGCCATGACGTACCTTAAATGGAGAAACAAGATCGGCACCGCTGACGCCTTCCACTGGTGCAAAGATGTAATTCTGGAGCACCTCCCCGCAAGGTTCTATGTGGACGCCGGAGGGATAGGGGCCGCTGTGCTCAGTCTCCTGCGCGGCGACGGCGATATTCCAAAGGGTGTGGTGCGCGGAGTGAACTTCGGTGCCAGGTCTCAGCACAAGATGGCTAAGCCTGACGCACCGGGTCCGAAGAACCGCCGGGCAGAGATGTGGACCCGCTCAAAGGACTGGCTGGAGGACCCAGACGAGCCCGTGTCAGTTTTCGATCTTGACAAGCTTCAGAGGGACGCCACAGCTCCACAGTTGAAAAAGAACTTGACAAATGATATACTGCTGGAAAGCAAGCAAGATATGAGAGCGCGTGGAGTGAAATCTCCTGACCTTTGGGACAGCTTCGCTCTTACTTTTGCCTCTAATGTTTTAATCAAGAATTGGCATGAGCCAGAGACGCCCGCAGCATATGGCAACCCGGACATGCAGACAGAGAGACAAATAGTACAGAGGCAAACTTTAAATTTACCTGCTTCTACAGGTAGTAACGGATGGATGGGCTAAATGGCAAAGCATAAGAAGAAAATCAAGCAAACGGCTAAGGACAAGTTCCTCGCAGAGTTCAAAAAGGCAAAGCGTCCTGACGATTTTAAATCGGATAGTGGGTTCCTGAAATTTGCTACAGGTCTCTTTGACAAGGATCTTACCTTTGATAACCAGAACCGTATTGACGGTCTCGAAGATGCCGAGTTCGCCAGTGGCAATCAGTGGGATGATTTTATTAAAACTAAGCGGGAAGCTGCCAAAAAACCAACATTGACTTTTAACCGCCTTGTCGCCTTCGTGGGCCAGGTGGTCGGGGGACGCCGTTTAAACGAGACCGTGATTAGGATCAAAGCCGACGATAACAAATTCAAGCCACAAGCCACAGTTATTCAAGGCCTTATCCGCAGCATTCAGAAGGTGTCAAAAGCCGATATAGCCTACAACAAGGCCCAGGAGAACCAGGTCATTTCTGGTATAGGTAACTTTGAGATACGCCTAGATTATGCTTACGATGATGTGTTTGAGCAAGACGCTGGTGTCCACTCAATTAACAATCCCTTCGCTGTGGTATGGGACCGCTTCTCTACAGTTCCTGACGGTGCCGACGCTGGCCATGTTTTCAAGGTACGCACCCTGTCTCATGAAGACTTTGAGGCTGAGTGGCCAGGCAAGAGCGCCGCTGATCTTGCTACAGGTATTTCAGAGCTTGGCTATAAAGTTTCTCAAGGCTGGATTACAGACGACAAGATCCGCGTGGTAGATTTCTGGCGTGTGCGCTCACGTATCAGAATACTTGCCCTTCTGCGTGACCCAGAAGACAACTCAGAAGACGTAATAGACGTTACCGACAAGGACCCTGATGAGTGGATTAAAAAAGTTGTAGCAAACGACGCAGGCCGACCCATTATGCGGGAAGTCGATGTAAAATACGCGGAAATGTATACTATTTCAGCCTCAGATATTTTGGAAGGACCATACGAACTACCTATTAAGCGTGTACCTATTTTCAGGGTGCCCGGATGGGAGTTCAACGTCGGCGACAAAGTCGTGCGGTTTGGGGTGATACGGTTTCTTAAAGACCCACAACGGCTCCATAACTACTGGCGCTCTACCATTGCTGAAAAACTTACGCTGTCCCCTCGTGGTAACTGGATTGCCAGCGCGGAGGCCGTGGAAGGTAGAGAGAAAGAGTGGAGAGATAGCCACACCTCCGACGATCCACTGCTTATTTACGATGGAGGCGCTGGGCAGGCCCCAACAAGGGTTCCCCCGACCCAGATTGAGGCTGGGCTCATAGAGCAAGCTGGTATGGCCTCACAGGACCTCCGTGACATATCCAACATCCACGAGGCCAACCTCGGATCAAGGTCAAACGAGGTATCCGGCGTCGCTATACGCGAAAGACGCAATATTGGGGATACAGGCACCTCAATTTACTCAGACAACCTTGAGATGGCTATTGAGAGCTGTGGCGGGGTCCTGCACGACCTGGTGCCTTTCACCTACAGCACAGCCCGTACCGTAAATCTTCTGGGAGAAGAAGGCGAAGAACTTGACCCCCAGGTGATCAACGACGCAACCAACAAAGACAGCATTGATATCACCGCTGGCAAATACAAGGTATCAAGCACTACAGGCCCCTCTACGTCCACGAAGAGAGACGAGGCCCAGGAAGGTATGCTTAACATGGTCAACGCCATGCCAGACACCCTTACAGTCGTTGCAGACAAGATTATTGAGGCCCAGGACTGGCCAGGCAGCGGCGTAATCGCTCAGAGGCTCCGCGACAACATGGACCCGGCTCTTTTAGATGAGCGTGATCTCACAGATAAACAGCGGACCAGGCTTCAGCAGCAGCAGCAGCAAGCCCAGCTTGTGGCTCAGCGCGAGCAGCAGCTTTTTGACGCAGAACTTCGCGAGAAGAACGCCAAGGCGGACCAGGCCGAGAGCTTAGCCCAACAGGCCAGAGCCAACGCCCGTAAAGCTGACGCAGGAATTGAGCTGGAAGAATTTAAAGCTGTTGCCGATGTCGAAGATAAGACGGCAGCACAGGTCATGAAAGCGACCGAAGTTTTTGACAAAATTACTACCCCAACTAACCCCCAGAAAACAGGAGAATAAGTCATGGCGGCTGATGAAGAAAAGAAAGACGTAGATCCATTTGAAGGAATGGTAGACCACACGAACGACACTCAAACTAAGGGCACTGTTATGGATGACCCTATAGCCATAGGAGATGCAGACGATCAAGGCAAAGGGTCCGAAGATGACAAAGGCGACAAAGGTTCTGATGATAGCGATGATGATGGCGATGATGATGGCGATGATATTTTTGATGGCCTTGATGATGGCGATGATGATGGCGATGATGATGACGGCGATGATGACGGCGATGACGACGGAGGCGGCGATGACGATGACGACGGCAAAAGCTCCGACGACGACGGCGATACCGATGACGACGGTAAGAAATCTGAGGATGATCCAAAAGATGACAAGAAGAAGCGTAACAAAAAGCCTGCCAAGCAGCGGATAGCTGAGCTGACAAAGCGCCGTCGCCGGGCTGAGGCCGGACTTGAAGTTCAGATAAAAGAGAATGCTGATCTAAAGACCCGCCTTGAGAAACTTGAGGCCAGGTTGACAGATGATAACAAACCTGATAAAAAGGGAGATGAAGATACCGCCTTGTTAAAGGGCGAGCCAGACCCACAGAAGTACAAATATGGTGAGCTGGACCCAAAATACATCGCTGATTTGACAGACTTCCGAATGGACCAACGGTTCAAAAAGGACAAGGATGAAAAAGCAGAGATACAGCAAAAGGTTGAAGCTGAGCGTCAAGCGAAAGAGATAACCACCACATACAATAGCAAGATCAAAGCAGGTCAAGAAGCCTACGACGATTTTGATGAAGTTGTAGTAGAGGCTGCGGAAGCCGGGGATTATCCCCTAACTCCAGAAACCTCTATGATGGCCCTTAAAAGCCCCGTAGGCCACCATGTAGTCTACGCTATAGCGAGCAACCTAAAACTGGCTAAACGCCTCGCTAAATTGGACCCACAGGGTCAAGCCAGAGCATTCGGTCGCTTAGAAGCGCAGTTTTCGTCCAAAAAGAAGGACGCCTCCCGAAAAAAGAACAAAACACCTAAGACACCCCCTCCCCCCAAGAAACGGAGTGGCGGGTCCGGTGTTTCGGATAGAAACCCTGCTACGGAGAGCTTTGTCGAATTTGAGAAGATGGCAAATAAGGAGCTCCAAAGCGAAAATTAACAGGAGCCAAAAATGGCAAATAACCAATTCCTGGACGCGACCGAGTATTCTAAAACCATGTTGCTCTTGCTTAAGAACAACCTGACTATTGCTCGGTTAGTTACAGGCGAGTTTAAGAACGAAGTCACCGATGAAAACGGCCTTACCGTTAACATCAAACGCCCCCCTATGTTTGTTGCGCAGGACGGCGAAGCCCTCGCCCTGCAGCGCATCATTATCGGCTCCACCCCTGTCGTGGTCGATAAATACAAGAACGTCCACATTGATGTCGGAGATCTGGAGAACATTCAGTCTTTCAACCAGCTCATGAAAAATTCTCTTATGGAGTCCGCTGCTTCCGAGCTGGCGCACGTCATTGATGGGGCAATTCACGACATCCTCCCAGAGTTTGCCAACTCAGTTGGTACCCCTGGGACGACTATCGCCTCTCCTCAGCAGTTCAATAAGGTCCATACACGCCTTATGTCCCAGGCTGTTCCTAATAACAACCTGAATGCTGTTGTTTCCTACGATGATGGTGAGTTGATCAGAGGTAACTTGATTGGTACCAATATTCAAGGCACCAACAAGATCGCCTTGGAACGGGTACGTATCCCAATCCTGTCAGACGTCAATCTGTTCGCTACCAACAACATTCGTACTATCACTGCAGGAACACGGTCAGCCACCGCCTTAATTGATGGTGCCAACCAGCACGTTAATTACGTTGACATCAAAGATACTAATACACAGACTATCGCTCTGGACGCCCTGGGAACCACAAAAACTATCAAACGTGGTGATACCTTCACCATTGCTGGTGTGTTTGCAGTTAACCCCCGGTCCCGTCAGGTTCTGCCGTACCTTAAGCAGTTCGTTGTTTTGGTTGACGCTACAAGTGATGCGGTAACTACGGGCGATGCTACTCTGACGATCTCTCCTCCTATCATTGTGCCTGGCACTTCTGATGGTACGGACACCATCGTTAATACAGCCTTCCAGACTGTGGGCAGTATACCAGCCGATGGCGCTGTCGTAACCTGGACAACCGCCCCAGGCGCTATTAGTGAGATCCGCGCTGCTTTCCATAAGCAGGCTATCTCCCTGGTTTCTGCCCGGCTTATTACGCCGATGTCAGACACTTCCTCCTTTATCTCTGACCCACAAACAGGTATTGGTATCCGGTACTGGCGCGGGTCCGACATCCTGACAGGCCGACATATCCATCGCTGGGACGTCGTGTTCGGTGTCCAGGCGATACAACGTGCCCTTGGCTCCCGAGTTAACGGCTCCTAACCCTATCTAAGGAGGCAGAGATAACTTTGCCTCCTACCCCCCTTCAACGTACGGAAAAGGCTAATACAATGGTACAACCAACATATGTTCACCAGGAGTTCCCTAAAGTGGTGTACGATCCTGAGACAAACGAACCAACTCTTTGCGATTGCGCAAAAGACATCCCAGAAGGTTTCCTTCACGCTCCGGTCCCTGAAGAAGAACTGGTAGTCGCTGAAGTGTTTAAACAGAAGGACATGGACGCAGCTTATAAAAAAGGCTTTGCTGACGGCGTAGCTACTGGCTCAAAGACGAAGATCGTTAAGAAGTCCGGCAAACGTAAATCTGCTGCTAAGAAAGACGACAAGGCGGACAAAGAGGACAAACCAGAATACACTCTAAAAGGTTTGAAACTGTCTGCTGACGACGCAATGGATCTTCTGGAAGAAGAAAAAATTGAGTTCGGCGAAAACGCTACCGACGACCAACTTGCAGCCCTCGTAGGAGAACTTTTGAAAGATGACAAAAGCGAGTGAAATTGTAACTCAGGCTTATCGCGAGATTAACCTGAAACCTATCGGTCAAGCCCTCACTCCCGAAGAAGCGAGTGAGGGCTTGACCCTACTCAATGCCTTCCTCTCAAGCTTGTTCAGCTTTGACATAGGGGAAAGCGTGGAACCGTGGGCCTCCCCCCCTTCAACAACCTCCCCAGTACCCGCCAGGTACCCTTTACGCCCCCAGAGCGACGCCCTGCCAAGTGACGTGTGGCCTTACCCTCCTCCCAACTCGCACATCATTCTAAAGCTTACTGTGGACACCAAAATGTATTTTCCTCAGCGCCCACATGACGGCGCTCAGATGAGGATAACCTCTTTGGCAGATGTTGCAGCCGCAGAGGTTATTACTTTTGACGGTAATGGCCGCATAATTGCTGGTACCCCTACGGTTTCTGGGACACAAGCTTCTTTTAACGGAAAACTGTACTTTTACAGGGAAGACCGGGCAGAATGGATTGAGCGCAGCACTCTACTTGACGCCGACGAAGGACCTTTACCAGAAGCTTATGATGCTCTGCTGCAGATCGGCACAGCAACCCGTTTAGGGTCTCGACAAGGGCGCTCTATATCCACTATACAGGCTGAGGAGTTTAGACGCCTTATTAAGCGTATGAAGTCTCAGTACAGACAACCT